CCTCTCACTCTAACTTTGAGCCGCCGTTGTTCGGTCAGATCGTCACCCTCAACCGCATAACCAACCACTTTGCACGGGTCAATATATTCGCACGGTTTCGCCGCACGACCAACACCCGGAATATGGGAAAGTACAATGCAGTCTCCCGTGCTCACCGGGCCAACGACCTTTGTGTGGACACGTCCGGCAAGCGAAACCGGGATAAAAAGGGGAAGATTCTTTTCCAAGAAATCCTCCCCATCATTGACCTGCTCTCCTCCAATCAGCATCCCATATTCGTCCGAATGGATTCCGGCAATGCGGCTCGAAAGATTTGTGGCTTTGACATATTTTTCTTGCTGGCTGTTAGTATCCAGTGCAATAATGTCGCCCGGGTCTGTCTGTTCACCACGCGGCATGAGCTCGGCATAATCGTTGTAGACCGCTTCAAACACACGTTTTGCATGAATGTCCTCGCTCGCAGTCAACGACTTAAAATGCGCATCTCCCGCAGACCCGACATAGTGCGCTGTGCCATTTGCAAAATAGACCGTTCCTGTAAAGGTTCCGCCTGTGTTCCGCATGGCGCCAAGAGCACGACACGCATCAGCAGCGGTGCCCGCACCAGTGCCGCCGCGTTCAATCGGCAAATTCCCGCTTGTAATGTCGCTCGCCGCATGGCTGTGCTTAGCCGCAGCAAATTCGTTTGCGTGCTTTCCGTCCAGCATATCTGCATCGCATCCAGACATACGTCCATACCGAGAAAGCAGGGTTACAATCTGTTGGGCCGTAAAGTTCTCTTTCGGCAATGCCGCATTTGCTGTATTCTTGACTGCCGAAACATCCGAAATGTTCTGGTTCAGCAGTACGGACAGAATATAGAACACCATGTTGAACTGCTGGCTCGTCGGCTTCCCGTCCAAGCCACCAACGATTGCCGCCCATCCATTACGCCAATCGTCAATCGAAATCTCCTGCCGAACGCCACCAATCGAGAACGCCGTCTTGGAATAGTCGATCAGCTCTGCCCCCGAACGTGCATCTGCCATAGAATCACCCCCTGTTAATTGATGGACTGTGCAAACATTCCCTCGCCAAATCCTGCAACTCGCGGATTGAGATCCACAAAGCCAAACGTCTCTGCATCCTCCGTTGAGCAGTTGATTCTGACTCTTACGCCCGCCGGATGAACCACCAAGTCGTGCGTTCCCAAAATGGACAGAACCAAATCCGAGAACGGCGCGGAAATCGAAAGGTAAATGGTCGCAGGCGCATCGCGACGCTCACTGTATACAACTTCTGTCGCTCCAAAGATAATTTTGGTTGCTTCGATAATCTCGTTCGGTGTACAGCGGCACGAATTGACGTAAGCCTTGTACTTCAAGCAGACGCGATAAATATCATCGTTGTCTGCCAGTTCACGGCTTCCAATCATCGCCCCCGCCTGCTGACGAGTAAGGCATACCAGCTGGCCAATTCGGTTGAGCAAAACGCCGTTGCACTTGTCGATGTTGTTAATCCACTCAAACCCGCCCAGTGCAAGCATTAAATGTTCGTACTCAGGCGCAAAGGCCCAGACGATTCCATCCAGCACAGACATTTTCTCTACTCTAAGCGGCTTTTCGCTCAGTGCTTCAAATGCCACCGTTTCACCCCCTGTTCGCCGTTCTTTGCAGAATCCATTTTCCCTCAGAATTCTTTCGGTAAATGGTCAACGGGCTAATCACTCTTGCGGTACTGCCCATCACGCAGTTATCAGGAAGATTTTTCAAGTCCTCCAGCGTGTCGCACACATAATTTCCCAAACAGCTTTCTTCATACGCTTCCAGTTGAAATTGTGTTGGGAGCTTAGCGTACATTTCTTTATACGCCGAAATCATGCTTTCACCACCCGAATTCCGTTCATAGTGACAACCGGTTGCTGGTTGATGCTGACCGGGACGACGCCCGTAAGCATAGCGCTGTCCTCCACGCCCTCAATATCCGGCCTTTCGGAAAGAAGCCCCCGAATCTCGATATAATCAACGCCGGACACGTTCTCCATAATAGGCCGGATGAACTTCTGCAGCCTAACCGATGTTCCCGCCGAAAGAATTTCTTCCATCAGCAGGGATTTGATTCTCGCTTCAAAATCGTCATCCAGACCACCAGCGCTCGTGACTTTGACCGACAGCAGCAAATAGACATCGTTGACGCGGGTAAACTCAACATACTGGCGCGTTCCGTTTATGTCGGTGGCATAAGCGTAATGGCTTCCATACGCCCTAATTCCACCTGATTTGTTTTCCCAGATGATGCCCGCAACATCTTCATCCGAACCGCCCTGCACAACAATTTCGATGCAATGCGGCGGACGACCAGCCGCATCCTTTTCATCATCGTCATTTTGATAACCCGCGGCGAACGTCACGCCCTCTACGTCGCTATAAAGCAGCGATACAATGGCATTGACTGTTCCTGTACCGCGGCTTGCCACGCGATTGGTATAGCTGGTGCGGGCTTCCGAATCTCTCTGCGTCAATCTGCCCTTTATGGGCGGGATCTCGTTTATGCAAGAATCCCAGCCATCAACAGAAGTCACAATTTGGTCGATGGTCTTATCTGCCTGCACGTAGTTTCCGTATTCGACGCTCTCAAAAAGAATGTTGCTGGTCACGTCAACAACCGTAATGTACCTGCAAAGAGATGCAGAAAAGCTGTCGGCTGCACCAGAAGCCGACAGCACAATCGTATGGTTCCCTCGTTCATCCGTGGAATCTTCGACCTTGATTCCAAACTTCGTGAGCGCATCAAATTTCTGAAGCTCTACCAGGATTTTCGTGTAAGCATCGCTGTACGAACTCACCGAAAGCTGTTTTGTGATGCTGGCCGACTCGGAATAGCTGCCAACTTCACCCGAAGTCGCATTTCT